GCGTTGAGCCTGGCGCTGTCGAAGCCGAACCGCCTGGCGCGCCCGGTGACCGCATCACGGCCGTCGAGCCGCCGGCATTCATCACCGATGCAGCACGGGCGATCTGGAATGAGCTTGCACCGCGACTCCAGCAACAAAACATCTTGCATCTTTTGGACGCCTGGGCGTTCGCCCGCTACTGCATGAACTTTGCGCAATGGATCAAGCTGAACGAGCAGATCGCAGTCGATGGTGAAACCTACAAGGCGGCAACGGCGCACGGCACGTTCATCAAGGGGCATCCGGCCTTCATGATGGCCGACCGCCTGCACCGCGCCTTGGTCCACTCTGAGGCTGATTTTGGGCTTAATCCGGCTGACCGTCAGCGTCTTTTTCTTGTTCGATTGAATGCTGGGGCAGGTGGTGAAGATTTGTTTACACCTCACAAAAAGGTGGGGAAGGCGGCGGCAGCTCAACCGGGAAAACAGCCGCGCAATCCAGTTGGTTGGGCCGTGCATTAAACCGCCCATGCAATGAAGGTCTAAGCATTCGGCAAATTTGCCGAATGTCAACGATGCTGAAAAATGAAACAAGCGGTTCATGGCGCGGCCAGGCAAAAAAACAAAGCGCGTCCCGAGCCGCCGCCGCGTCCGCCATGGATTGGCCAATTGGCGCGATGGGATTTTGACTCACGGCGCTGGCGTCATAAAGATTTCTGGTTTGATGAGATCGCGGCGCAAGACGCCGTTGATTTTTTTGCCGAACTTTTAACATTCACGACAGGCGTCTGGCGTTTCGAGCCGTTCATCCTCGAGCCTTGGCAGGAAAACGAAATCATCCGGCCGTTGTTCGGCTGGAAACTATCGGACGGCACGCGGCGTTATCGGCGCTGCTTTATATGGGTTCCGCGTAAAAACGGCAAAACGGAACTCGCCGCCGGCGTTGCGCTTTACATGCTCGTTGCCGATAAAGAGCAAGGCGCGGAAGTCTATGCGATCGCGACCAATCAGGATCAAGCCGAGATCGTTTTCAAAAAAGCCGCGATCATGGTCAACAGTAGCGCGTCGCTTAAAGCCTGTCTGCAATGTTATAAAACATCGATCTATTGCGCCGATACGCTCGGGACTTTCCAGCCGTTGTCGGGGACCGGTAAAGGCAAGCACGGCCTTTCCGCGTCCGGTCTTATTGCTGATGAGCTGCATGAATGGGTTGACGGCGATCTCTATCAGTTCATCCATGACTCGTCGGACTCCCGCTTGCAGCCGTTGGAATTTATGATCTCAACGTCCGGCACGGTCGGCACGCACGGCCATGAAATTTTCAAAGAATGCGAGAAGATCGCGGACGGGACGATCGAAGATGACGAAACGCTGGTCGTCATCTATGTCGCCGGCCCGGACGAAATCTGGCACGATGAAAAGACGTGGTTCCGGTGCAATCCAAACCTCAACGTTTCCAAAAGCCTCGATGCGATGCGGGCCAATGCCAAGCGCGCCAGGCAATTGCCGCGCCATGAAAACGCTTTCCGACAATTCCAGCTCAACCAATGGACGGAAGCCGCCGTGCGTTGGTTGCCGATCGACAGCGTTGATGATGACGGGCGAAAATACGGCTGGAATTATTGCGCCGGAAAGCACAATTGGCGCGAGCTGGACGACATGTTGCGCGGCAAGATGTGCTTTTCGGGATTAGACCTTAGCTCAACACAAGATTTGACCGCTTTGGTTCATTACTTTCCGACACAAAAAGACCTTGAAATTGCTCACGTCATCGCCCGTTTTTTCAAGCCGGCGGCGCTGATCATGCAACACACAAAGCGCGACAAGCTGCCTTACGACAGATGGCTCGATGAGCGCGCGCTTTATTCAACGCCAGGCAACGCGGTTGATTATGCGTTTTTGAAAAAGGTGGTTTTTGAGGACGCGGAACGGTTTGAAATCAAGATGATCGGAGCGGACAAATTCAACGCAACGCAGACGGTTATTGAGATCAATCAAGAGGGGATCGAAACCAAATGGGTTCAACAGGGTTTCTTGTCGTTATCGCCGCCGGCGAAGGAATTGGAGCGACACATTTTGGAAGGCGACATTGCGCACGGCGATCATCCGGTTTTGACCCGGCACGCGAAGGCGGTCGCAATTGTTAGCGATCCGGCGGAAAATATAAAGCCGACAAAGGAAAAATCTACCGAACGAATTGACGGCATAGTTGCGTTGCTCAATGCAATCCATGTAGCGTCTGTTTTTGAAGGTGATTCGGATTTGCTCACTAGCGACGATTTCATAAAACGGGGCGGTTTGCTGTGAGCGATCAACCGGACGAATCGCCGCCAGATGATAATCAAGATCAGTATCCAGTCAGTTTGCGTGATGTTGTCGGCCTGATCGGTTTGATACTAATCGGCGTTGGCGTTTATGGCGCGTTCGGGCCTTATCCGGCCTCGATGGCGATCGGCGTGATCATGCTTTTTGTTGCACTCTTTGGGCGCAAACTTTGCGGCAAATGATAAATGGGTTTACTCGATAAGCTCCTAGAGCGGCCGGCGGCGGAAAAGCGCGCCACAAAAATCAATCCAAAGCATCCCGGCGATCCCGTGCTCGCCGCTTTTTTCGGCAAGCCTGGCGGCATTAACATAACCGAAGAAACCGCGATGCGTGTTACCGCCGTTTGGGCGTGCGTGACACTGATCGCCGAAACAATGGCAGCGCTGCCATTGCATGTTTTGAAGCGCGACGGATCAAGCCGATCACGCTTTACCAACCATCCGCTTTATAAAATTTTGCACGACATGCCATGGCCTGGCCTGACGAGCTTTGAATGGCGCGAGGCGATGCTTTCCCATACCGCGTTATCGGGCGATTCATTTGCCCGGATATGGTCGGGCCGTAACGGGCAAATCACCGGCCTTGAAATGTTGCCGCCGGCGCGAATTCGAGTCCGGCGCGGCCCTGACGGGCTGCCGGTTTATGAATATCAAACACTCACGCAGGGTTTGGAAATCCTTTTTGACGCTGAGGTATTGCGGATTCCCTACAAGATGCTCGACGGTATCCACTCACTGTCGCCGATCAGAACGCACCGCCTGGCAATCGGGAACGCCTTGCAGAGCAATCAATATCTCGATTCATTCATGGCAAACGCCGCGCAACCAAAGGGCGCGATCACGACACCGAACCGCTTGGACGATGAAGCCGCCGAGCTGGCGCGATCGTCATGGGAAAAGCGCCATCAGGGACCGGAGAACGCCGGCAGGATTGCAATTTTCGACGCCGGTTGGGAATGGAAACAGATCGGCCTTTCAAACGAAGATGCGCAATATCTGCAACTCTTGCAGTTTTCCGTCCACGACATCGCGCGAATTTTTCTCGTACCGCCGCACAAGATCGGCGCGATGGAAGCCGCGACGTTTTCAAATATCGAACATCAGGCAATTGAGTTTGTAGTTGACACGATCATGCACTGGGCGCGGCGCGCCGAAAGTCGCTTTGATATGTATCTGTTGAGCGAAGCCGATCGCGCCGCCGGCGTTCATGTTGCCTTTGATCTGAAAGGTTTGTTGCGCGGCGATTCAACGGCGCGGGCCAATTTCTACAAGGCGCTGTTTTTTCTCGGCGCGATTTCACCAAATGAGATCAGGGCGCTCGAGGAAATGAATCCGATCGAAGGCGGCGACCAGCATTTCGTCAATGCTGCGTCGGTGCCGCTCAAGCGTGTTGACGACATGATTGACCAAACACTTGCCAAAAAGCTTGTCGCTGCCGGCAAGCCGGGGAATGAGGAAAACGACAATGACGATTAAGCCAAGCGCCCGAGCGATCGAACGGAATATATTTTTCGGCACGGTCGAAGTCAGGCAACATTTGCAGGATGATGACGGACCTATCCGCATCGGCGGCCACGCCGCGATTTTCAATCAGCGATCGGTTGATCTCGGCGGTTTTTTTGAACAGATCGCGCCAGGGGCTTTTGATGAGACGATCAAGGGCGACGTTCGGGCGTTGTTCAACCACGATGATTCGATCGTCCTGGGGCGGACAAAGTCAAACACCTTGTCGCTAAGCACAGATGATCGCGGGCTTGTCTATGAAGTGACCTTGCCTGACACGCAACAGGCTCGCGATCTGGTCGTTTCAATCGAGCGCGGCGACATTAGCGGCTCGAGTTTCGGATTTCGCACAATCAATGACCATTGGGATGAAGTCGGCGATGATGTTGTGCGGACACTGATCGAAGTTGAATTATTCGACGTGTCGCCGGTCACATTCCCGGCCTACCCGGAGGCCGATGTTTCAATTCGGTCATTCAAAAAATGGCAAGAAACTGCCAACGAAGATGTTGCCGCCGCACACGCACCGCGGCAAAGGCAGATC